ACCTGCCGTTAACGTATCGTTGAACAAAAATATGTCGCTATATAACCCGTCAAAATTTGTTCCACTGTAGTGGCCCAATGCTATTTTTTCTATGTCACTACTGATGGCGGGGGTTGTTACTTGTGCCGCAGGCGTTGAATTACCATCTAAGTATAGAGATATGTTAGATCCTGTTTTTGTAACTGTAATAACAAAATGATGCCAAGATCCTTCCGATATAGCACCACTAGATGTCTGAACTGCAGAACCGCCGACACCATTTGGAACAATCCTTAAAGCGGTTCCGTTATTCTGTAAGCGAACTAACGAATTGTTTGAAGAATCGGTCAAGTCTAATAGTCTAGCGTTACCGGTAAGGGTTTCATATTTAAACCAACCAGAAACCGTAATCGTGGGGGTAGCGGTAAAAGTTGTTGTAAAATTGGTGTTTCCAGAGTTTGCTAGGTTTGCCGCCATCCTCGGCTCTGGGAAAGCGACGAAAAGATCGTGACCTGCACCTTGGTGATCATTGTGGATAGTTATCTGCTTTGTAACCTTTGGAAAGTGATAGAACTCTACGGCTCCATCTGCAATGGTGCTTGTCTTTAGCCAAGGTCGACCTGAAACCAGATAAGACCCGACATTTGATATGCCTGCCGTATAAATACTCATGAGGTTGCTACTCCCTCTACGTTATCCAAGCTAAACATTCTGCTAGCTGGAATGTTTGTTAATTCCGCCATGATATAAACAAGACCAGTTGCAGAAGCAGTAGTCGCAGTAATAAATACTTCTTTACACTTTACATCCATTACAACATCTCCACCACCAGTAGGAAGTAGGAAGAAGTTGTCGTTGGCGTCAGCTCCTTTAGTGTATCCGTGATCACCAGCATCGTAAGGTGCAAAGTGAATTCTGAGATCCTTGTTGGATGTACTTTTAAATGTTATTCTTCTAGTTACATTCGGAAACTGTATTCTTAGAGAGGTATCTCCAGTATCCTGCGGTGGTGTGGATGAAGTTAGATATGGGGTTCCACTAACTTGATAAGATCCAACATTGTTCAGCCCAGTTGTGTAAATGTTTGAAGTACTCATAAATCTTTCCTCTCTCTTTTAGCACTAAATAGTTATTGCTTCTTCTTCTTGAGCTTTGCTCTCCATTTTTTACGAGCGAGGCGCTTTCTCTCCGAGTCAGAAGTGAAGTGCTTCTTGTCTCTCATCTCTTGGATGATTCCAAGTTTTTTACATTTTTTGGTAAATCTTTTGATAAACCGTTCCATAGTCTCGCCTTTGCGAGGCTTCATCTTGTAGTTGGTAGCCATTATTTTCCCTTTGCTAATTTTGACCAAATAGCAGAACTTGCACCGAAAGCGGAGATATCAACTCCGGGATCGTTTGGAGACACACCTTCTAAAGCTTTTGAACCACCATGTCCTGATGAGCGTCCACTCTCTCTGTTCGTCATTGGAGTTGTGCCTTCAAACAAATCAACGCCGTTATATGAATCTCGACCGATTGAGTCTAACATTCTTCTTCGTCGTTCTTTTCTTTTGCGTTCTTCTAATTCGTGATCAACTTGTGGTTGTTGATATCTTTGAGGTTGTTGGGTTTCGACGATGCGCTGTCCGCCTGTACCTTTAACAACTTCGGAAATGATTCCTGAGAGTATGCCTTCTTCGAATATAACTTCTTTGATACATTCTTTGATCATAGGTTTTAAAGTCTTCTTTAATTGTTCTTTGTTCATTTAGTCTCCAAGAATCTTCTTAAATAGATTGTCAATATTATTTTCTTTTTGTTCTCGCAATCTTGTCGAGAACTTAAATGCTTTCTTCGATCCTTCCCCGGGATATACATAAGCATCGGGAGTTGATGGCTCAGATACGATATCGAAGCAAATGAGTTGAAAGTCGTCTTCAACAATGGTCTCGCCAAGTTGTTCTTTTACCGACCCAAGTCCACGAGACGAAATACCAAGTTTCACACCAGCATTAATAAGATCTTTCAGGATACGACCAGAAGGAGTATCGAGAACTTTGATCTTACCCATTACATCTTTTCCTTCCCACCAGCATTCTGTGACCATGTGAGATACGTTCTTAAGATTAATGACTGAATCATCCGGATGGTCAAGTTCTCCACATGCACGATTATCTTTTACGATGGCCATATAGTTGTCCATTTCTCTTCGTAAAACCTTCATCGGATATTTGCGACCATTGCCGTTTTTCTTGTCGGCAGTTTGGATACGACCAGTGAGGTACATTGCACCCTCTTCTTTGACCGCCCGTTTCTCAGCTTCGCTTAGCAGATCTTGACACATGCCGTCTGGGCATAGTGCATGAAATTCTCTTAGTAATTGTTTAGACATTCGTTACTCCTGAATATATTTGCCGGGAAATAAGGCGGCTAGATTAAATCCACCAGATTCATCATCTATGGCACTATCTGATATATTTCCAGTGCGTTTGGCTAAAGTCATGGCTTCAAAATAGTCCAGAGGGCCATCATAATAGGTGCCTAACCAATCTTCTTCACCGCCCCATGCATACATGTAAGGTAGATCACCATCTTCATCACGACCTAAGGCTTGAATTGCTTTGAGCTTTGCTTGACCGAGGGCTTCAAGTGATGGGTCTATATCTCTTATGTATTGTTGTCGTACTTCTTCTTCGGCTGCGTCTTGTGTTGCTCTTTGTTGTATCATCTTCTCAATTTCCGCATCGCGTTCATCGCTAGAAGAAGAAGGTCCACCATAGCCTCGCTTATATCCACCACGAGGAAGAGGTCCTTGAGCAGCTTTTTTCTTTGCATCTGCAGCTCTTCTCTTTTTAGCAGCAGCTAGAGCGGCTAATGCAACGAGTGAGGAGGACTCACTCATAACTGCTTGCAACTCTTCTTTAATAATTTGCTTTAGTTGTTCATTTGTAATTTTCATTGATGTTCTCCAATACTATAAAAGGTGGGCGGGCGCTACCCGCCCGAGCTAGGATCCGCTGCAACAGCGACGAACTGGTTGCAACATCCAGCGCATACTAATCATCGACATGCTCACCCCCTGGTCTCGATGATAGCCTTAGTCCGTAATCATCGACTAAGACCGAAATTAAATAAGATGTTCCCGCAGACAAACAGCCAAGCAAGAACGCATTCACAAATGAACGCTCGAAACTAAATAGTTCAGTATATGGAGAAAGACACGAAATAAAGACCCCAACCCAAAAACCCATACACAAAGGACAATGCCACAGTGTATTCCATTTTTTAGTATAATCCTTTGAAGGTCGAACATCTTCAAATATCTTTCCGTATACAATAATAAAAGTCATGCCGTAAGAGGCAAGAATAAAGTGTAATGTTTGCATTTAAAGTCCGCGAAATCTTACTCTAAAATCTTCTCTGGATCTGTTTTTCAACATGTTTTCAAAAGCACCCTTGTTTCTACCTAACCTCTTGATAAAAGATTCATGGTTGGATTTTAATTTTTCATATTGTGCTTTTGAATCTGATAGATTTTTCTTTTTAAAACTATGGTGAGTAGCAGGAAATTTGAAGGGCATCTCGCAATCATCATCCGGGTCTTGTGTTTTTTCTATGTAGTCGAACTCATCATTGCCGTCTTTTGTTTTTCTTTTCTCATACTCGCTTGATTTTTCAATCTTATCCCATGCTCGAGAGGCTTTGGGCTTGGTGCCCGACTCATGATCTGATGTTAAACCTTTATCATCTTTGCCGAGAACATAGAAAGCACAGTCCATTAATAGTTTTTGGAAGCCTTGACCTTCGTAGTCTTTGTGTGTGTGAACTGTGTTAACCTGAAATGTCTCAGGTATACAAGGTTCTTTAACAGCTGTTTGTGTGTTCTCAAATGAAATTGCGCCAACTATAACAGTATCTAAAAACAATCGGCTTGTCTCAATTGCTTCTTTGGAAGCTGGTTTATAGATCACTATTCTTTGATAGTTTTTTCCATCACCGCTGTGGTATAGACATAAGCCTTTTGGATTTACATTTTCATTCAAAAGAAACTTTCTGAAATTTTTGTGTAGCTTATAGGATTCCATTTTAATACGTCTCCGCCATGTCGTATTCGTCTGTAAATTTGTTGGTTGCTGCCATTTCCACGAACGATTGAAAATTTTCTTTTTCATTTTCGCCAAGATTTTGTATTATGATATCCATAAGATCCAAGTGATTTGCTTCAAGTTTCATAAGAGTGCTGTAGCTTTCGTCTATATCTTTTTTGATGAAAGAATGATCAGTTGCATTTGTATGCATGATATCATCATAGGTGCAATCGTCGTCTGGGTCTGGTGTGCTTTTGTCGTAATCAAATGTATCATTTCCAGCTGCCGTTCTTTGTTTTTCATAACCCGGGTCAGCCTCAATTTTAGCCCATCTTTTTCTTGCAGGTTTTTTAGAACCTGTTTCACGATCGGAAGTTAAAGCATACCCTTGAGAGTGAGCAACGGAAAACGCCAAGTCGTAAAGAAGAGGACCCAATCCCTGACCTGAATATTTAGAATCTCTGAATATTGTTCCAACCTGCAACGTCTTGGGGATACATGGATCTTCTGTGTTGACAATCTGAATTGCTCCAAGGACTTCAAAATTATCTTGAAGCTCTATACCTTTCGCGATATTTGCCTTGTTTTCTTCGGTAACTGTATATAATGTTATATTAAAATTGTCTCCCCAAGTATTACGGTAATACAAGTGGATCGGCAATCCGTTGATTTCTGTAACAGCAGATTTGGATTCTTTGAGGAACTTCCTCCAACCTTCCATGATGAGTTTGTAATTATTCATATGTGTATCGTCCATACAAATATGGAGCAAAAAGGTTGTGTTGTCTAATTGACCCCTTCTCTTCTTCGTGTGGAACTTCTCCAAGCTCTGTGGAGAACTCTCCGTCTGGTGATAACAGGTGTTCGTCTTGCATGTCGTCATAGCCTGTGCGTCCGTCCATCATTGGCTCTTCTGACTCCATCCACTCGGATATCTTCATCAGTGTAACTTCAACAGTCTTCTTGCCCTCTTGAAGCTTACCCTCTAGAGATCCATAAATGTTACCACCTTGAATGGAATCAATCTCAATTAATCCGTTTTTTCTTAAGTACTCAAGCAATCGAGCCTCGGCACCATACACTAAATCAGACAAGGTATCTTTAGCAAAAGCTACGATTTTCTTGTCTCCTTGCTTAATAACGATGTCGATGTCTTTATGGTCTAAGATCATCAAGTCTCCATTGATAGCGGAGCGCAGTTTTAGCTTAGCTTCAATTCTATCTTTCTCGACAACTTCAATCTTTACACCGTCTTCCTCAGGCAGACCTTCCGAATCAGCTTTTACAATTTTTACTTTGATTGTTGATGGCTCGGCTTCTTCAACTTCTTCAGAACCAGTTAGTTTAACATTAATCGGCATTACGGCTTACCTCCGCTAAAAGATCTTGAATGTAAAATACTTCTTCTACAATTTTTGAATTTATAGGAGTTTTCGCATAACTATCCAGCTTAGCTCTAACTTTTTTAAAATTTTCGTTTAGAGGCGTATTGGACCCTTCTACAATATGCGCACTGACGGCTTCTTTAAGGCGTCCAATTTCGTCATTTAAAAAGGACTTAAGACCTAAGCCGTTGTCTGAGAATGATACAATAAAATTGCTAAGCAAATCTTTTTGCTCTCTCAACAATGAGTGTTCGTAAGTTTCATTGAATCTCTTAACAAACATCTTGAACTCTAGCGAGTCAACTGGCTTCATTTCTGTTTGAGATTCATTTAATCTAGTAAGAAATCCTACTACCTTGTCTTCAAGCATGATTCTTTTTTTTGCATTGAGGTTTGAGTTTTGGAAATATAGTCCGATAGTCGCAATGTCTTTGTAGTTTGGTACAAAGTTAGAAAATGCGTGATTGCCAAGAGCTTTGTTGATCTTGTTGATCAATGCTGTTTGCTCGTTGAACACTTCTTTGCGCTCTAGAGCGTCAAAGTCTTTTTTGGTCTCGACCATAAGGCGTCGAGAGAAATCTTGGTTAAGCTCTTTGCTTTCTAAGAGCGACTTGTACAAATCAAGCTCTTTTCCAAGCACCTTACCTTTCGCAAAGAACTCTCGCAAAATATTTTTTATGGTAATGGTTTTGCTCTTGTCTTCTTTAATGATTGCTTTTGTTAATTCACGAATCAGACATTCGTAAAGAAAAGCGGTATTTCTTTTCTTATTATGTTTCATCTGTATCATCCTTTTTGTTTAGTGATTCAATTAGAGTCTTAAGTTCTGCATCAATGCTAAATAGTTTCTCTTCCTCTTTCAGGTCTCCTTCGTAGATTCCTCGAGCTAATGAGTCCAAGCCTCCAAAACCAACTTTGCCTGGGAATGTTGTTCTCGATGTTGATCCTCTAACCTCTCCACCGAATGCTTGATTTTTCATTTGCTTTGAAAAACCACCTTTGCGGTAAGAGATTTTATGTTTCTTGTATGGTCCTCGACGTTTTGAATCATCATCACGCTTCGCAGGAGGCTCAGCCAAAAGATCTCCTTCTTCCTTATCTCCACCACCGGCGTCTGCTCCACCTCCGGCATCACCGCCAAGGTCTCCTCCAAGGTCTCCTCCAAGGTCGCCTCCCAAGTCTCCACCAAGGTCTCCTCCAAGGTCACCGCCTCCGCCAAGATCTCCTCCGAGATCTCCACCGAGTCCACCGCCTGCATCTCCACCACCCTCAGGTGCTTGACCGGCAGCTTCAAGAGCAGCCATGAATTTCTTATCAGAGAACATCTCACGTTGCATTCTGAGGTATTCGTCTTGGGACAAACCAAGAAGGTTTTCGGTAATCCAACGACGAGAGAAGAAACCTTCAGTTGCAGCACCAGCGATGTCGAACTTAGTCTTCCAGTGTTCGAGCTCTTGCATCTCTGCGATCTTTGATGGGTTATTCAGAGACAGTTTGAAGTTCAACAAGTCGTCTCCACGATATCCGAGAGTGTACAGGTGGATGATTCCAATCTTTTCAAGTTCTGATAGGATAACTCGTTGTAGTCTTTGGATAGTTCTTGCGAATCTAATGTCCTTCTGTGCTAAGGTTGTTTTATCCTCAGTACCAGATCCTTCACCCATCGACAAGTAAGATTGTGGTACTTTCAAAGCTGAGAACAGTTTGTCTCGGAGATACTTTACGTCTTCAATAGTAGCAGTCATTGCGCCACCTTGAAGGTTTACGATGTCTGTAGACGATTGTCCGCCGCGAATAGGAATAAAGTAATCTTCCTCAATCGATAGTGGGTTGTAACGTAAGTCTACACGACCAGTAGATGGATCCACAACTTGATGACGCTTCATTTGAGTCATGATCTTCTGCATGTATTGCTCAACGTCTTGTGGTGCAACACCACCAACGTCAATCTTGAATATACGCCGCTCTGGGGCTCTTACGATTCGGTAGGCCATCATCGCATCCTCAAGCAGCGTAAGTTGTCTCCAGATGCGTCTGGAGGGCTCTAAAACGGATGTTCCGTATGGAGCATGTTTGTCGTGCCCAAGAACACGAAAGTGTGCGATTTGCCAATTCTCCAAAGTAAGACCAGCGTTGTTCCATTGAAACTGGACGTAGTTTGGATTTGTAGGATCTTCTCCTTCAAGTCTCTCAACTTCTTGTGGAGGCAAACCAATGCAGTTTTGTAGTCCCTTCTCTTCATCGATGTCGAGATACAAGAACATATCTCCGTACTTACACATTGTTCTTGCCCAACCAAACAAGTTGTGTTCGATGTTCATTGTGTTGTAGTATAGAGAATGAAGCATATACTTGATCTCATCGTTTGGACACTTGATGTGAAGCATTGGAGTCAATGATGAATGGGTCGTCATCTCGTCTGCGTAGATATCAAGAGAAGATGCGATCTCCGGTGTAAATTCCATTTGGTCAAAGTCAACATATCTCTCTGAACGATTTCTATTTGAAATCATATTCAGAGTCATAATGTTCATTGGGTTATATTCGGTCTTTTTGAATTGTTGACCCGATGCAGATCTAAAACGCTTTGCATAGATATCTAGATGGCGTCGTCTTAGTTGTCGTCCTGATTGTGTTCGTCGTTGGGTCATTGGCCCCGAGAACATTCTTGTTAAAGCTTTGAATAAATCATTTTGATTGTTATTGGGGTTTCTATCGTTACGGGCCATTTTCTATCCTTTGTATATCCAGAAGAATTCTTTTGTCTTCTTTATTTCCTCCTCGTGCTTTTCGTGGAACGTTTCGTTGTAAAACTTTTGACCTTTGATTTGAGTATTCATCGTTGTTGTCGACTTCATCAAACCGCCAAGCATTGCCTTTTTGTAAGCCATGTCTCTTTCGTTTTCTGAGAGGGCTGTGTCCCTAACCCAGCATGCTATAGCTAGGGACATAACCAAATCATCATTGTAGGAGCGCATTGCTTGTGGCTTGCCGTTGTGCCAAATAAAAGTTTTTAGTTCATGAAAAACACGATTAGAGTGTATATTAATTAGTTTGTTTCTAACGTACTCCTCCAATTTGGCTACAATTAGCGGTCTTGTCTTTGTTGACGTTGTAAATCCTAGTACGGCTCTAGCGTCACCTTCGGCTAGATATGACTCCACATACTCGTGTGTTGACTTGATCGAATAGTATATCTTGCTGTAGTTCATTTCTTTTAGCTTCTCGAGAACAGCAATACCGATTCCATTGTTCTCCACTACCAACAGACATGACCCATATTCATTACCAGCGGAGTATAGTATACCAGCATACATGTCGAGATCTGGTTTTCCTTGATATTCGGCAACCACAGTCATTGTGTCGATTCTCAATATATGGAAACAGCTAAAGTCCGCACCGTCACCTCGAGCAACATCGGCTACTAGAAGATAGGGCACGCCTTCTTCATATTTCTCCCAGATCCAATAGTTTCTATCATATCCTGTTCTGTATAGTGGATCTGTTACGCACTCATGTAATCTTTGTAGATCCTCGGGATTAATAACAGTTTCACCAGATGCATTGAACGAACACTCAAGCTCCTGTGCGATCTGTCGTTTGGACATGTTTCTTGTTTCTTTCTCAAACCAAACATCGTCTCGATCTGGGTGGACATCCCAGTTTAGTTTTGTTGGAAAGAAATCGTTCATTGAGTTCTCAGATTCCGTATAGGTTTTGTGGAACCAATTTCCAACGCCGTTAGGGGTGCTGAGAGCGATGCAGCGCCCTCCTGTGGACAAAGTAGGGTAAAGACCCGTCCAAAGCTCTTCGAGGCCGTCAACGAACGCTGCCTCGTCTATAATGAGCAATGATAAAGCTTCCGAACGACCAGCGTCTCCTGATGTGGTTCCAGCTTTTACTTGAGAGCCATTG